GCTCGGTGTCCCTAGCTTTCGTGCTTTCTCATGAAACTTGGTGCGCGTCTTGTCTGTCACTCGGACAGTCATGAACGCTGATTTGGATTTGGGTGATGTCATAAATAATTTCCTTGACCGATGACGTAGTGTAGCACCACTGTGGTACGATTGTGCAACTCATTTAAATTATTTTGCAAAAAAGAAAAGCCCCGGTGGTTAGACCGGGGCTTAAAAGGAGACATTCATGAAATCGTCGGCAACTGCTATCACCAACGGGTCCATTCTATGACAGCGCCACAGACTGTGCAATCTCATCCTGCGTCAGTTGACGCCTACATCAGACACGGATGGTCACTTGTGCCCATCCCAGCCAACACCAAGGGGCCACGCACCCCGGGCTGGAACCTCAAACAGAACGCCTTAAAGGCCCAAGGCGACCTGCCCCACGGCTACGGCATAGGCTTGGCCCATGCGTACAGCGGCACGATGGCCCTTGACATCGACAACTGGACCGTGACGACTAGCCTGTTGGCAGAGCACGGCATTGACCTGCAAGCCCTCTACGATGCGCCTGATGCTGTGGTCATCAACTCGGGCAAACCCGGGCACGGCAAGCTGCTGTATGTGATGCCCTTCGGCGCTGCGCTGCCATCGAAAAAGATCATGCACAGCGGCATCACCGCATACGAGTTGCGCTGCGCCACAGTCAGCGGCCTCACGGTGCAGGACGTGCTGCCCCCGTCAATCCACCCTGAGACACGCCAGCCCTACCACTGGGCGGGCCACGGCCACTGGACCCGGATGCCGGTGATCCCCCAAGCCCTGCTGGACCTGTGGAGTGGGATGCTGGCGCAGGACCAAGAGCGCACCATCGCCACGGATGGCTCGATTGATGCCTCGTGGGAGGAGATCAGGCAAGCCCTCGATGCGGTCCCCGCTGACTGCACCCGTGACGAGTGGGTGGGCATCGGCATGGCGCTGCACTGGGCAGGCACCCAGACCGATCAGCTTGAGCAGGCGCTGGCGCTGTGGAACGAATGGAGTGCTACCGCACAGACAAAGTACCCCGGTGAGCGTGAGATTTTGACGCAGTGGATCAGCTTCAAGCCTGACAAGGCTACCGCTGTCAAGTTGGGGACACTTTTTCACATTGCCAAGTCCCACGGCTGGACCAGACCCCTGCCCGATGCGTCCGAGTTGTTCAGCAAGATCGACACACCGGTCATGGAGCCGATCAACGTACTTGATGGCCTGCGACCCAAGCCACCCGAGATGGACCTGTCACTTTGGCCCAACATACTCAAGACCCGATCCACTGAGATTTCAGAAAGCGTGGGCTGCGACCCTTTGGTCCCTTTGTTCGCTGGGTTGGCCGCTGTCTGCGGAGTGATTGATGCCCGCATACGGTTGGAACTCATGCCGGGGTTTCGTGTACCCCCGGTGCTGTGGCTCATGACTTTGGGCGACCCAGCGGACAAAAAGTCACCCGGTTCGCGGCCCATGCTGTCGCCATTGAAGAACATCGAGGCCGAGGACCGGCCCCGCTACGGCAAGGAACTGCTCGACTGGGAGGGCAAGGAAGCGGCCTACGCCTCGGCCAAAAAGGGCTTCCTCGAATGGTCATCATCGCCCGATGCCCTACTGGGTGCCGACCAAGCCCCACTGGTGCCCGAGATGCCCCCGCAGCCCGTGCCCTTGAAGATCACGGTGTCCGACATCACGAGTCAGAAGCTAGTGCGCCAAGCGGCAGACCGACCCCGTGGCCTGCTGTGCCACCTCGATGAGATGAATAGCTGGGTGCGCAAGCTGACAGACAAGACCAGCGGCGAGGATCGGTCAGCATGGGTTGTCAGCTACGAGTCAGAACACTACGAGATGGACCGAGTAGGCGCTGGGTCGATCCACTGCGAGAACTTGGCCGTGAGCATCTACGGGAACATCCAGCCCGCCGTGTTCAAGGCCAGCGTGGCACCCCTGTCAGCCGATGGCCTGCTGCAACGCTTTATCCCCGCCATCCTGCGCGGCAGCAAGACCAAGCTGGGCCAGCCGGTGCCCGAGTACCTGACCAGCGCCGCAGCGTGGGAGAACACCTTGCGCCTGACCTACGCGCTGCCCCCACAGACCTACCAACTGTCGCCCGAGGCGTACACCGTGTTCCGCGAGTTCCAGTCATGGTACGAAGACGCCAAGCAAGACGAGAGGGTGCTCGACAGCGGGACAGAGTACATGACAGCCTTCGGCAAGCTGGAGGGCTTGGCTGGCCGTCTAATCCTCGTTTGGCATGTCATCGAGTGCCCATTCGCCCCGCAGGTCAGTGCTGACTTGGTTGAGCGTGTCATCTCGTTTGTGCGTGGCTACGTGATCCCCGCCTACCGCTACGCCCTTGGCGAAGTGGCCGGGGCCATTGCCAATGACTTTGACCAGTGGGTGATCGACCACATTATCCAGAACAGCACCGAGATCACCATGATCGACCTGCGCACCTTGAAGCGGTCAGCACGGCGTAAGCTGGAGGGCAAGACCGAGTGGCAAAAGGATCAGATGGTCATGGACGCCATGCTGGTGCTAGAGCAGGCCGGGTGGGCTGTCAAGATCGAGGAGGAACTGCACAAGCATCGTGCGATGTGGGCCATCAACCCTACGCTGCCCACCATGTTCAAAGACTACCGGGAGCAGGTGCTCAAGGCCAAACAGCGCCACGCTGACTACATTTACCGCCACGCCTACGACAAGGGCAAAGAGCGCAAGCTGGTCAAGGGGTATGACCCCGAGACAATGGAATGACAAAGGGGACCAACGGTCCCCTTTTTTTGTTTACCTAACTGGTAAAGAATTTTCGCCAACACTGGGCACAAATCCACCGGGTCGGTGACATCTGCACCCCACCTTCGGGCAGTCGGTCACGCTTGCAGTCGGTGCAGGGTTTCATTTTTCAATCTCACTGACATCGACCATTTGGGACTGGAAATACACGGCGAAGCTGGCCCGGGTATCGTTACCGAAGGGCATGGCGTTCACGCGCTGCATCATCTCGCTCATGGCCGTGTTCCAGCCCGATAGGAACAGGTGCAGGGCTGCGTCATCTTCAGACAGTTCGAGGTGGCCGTACAGGGCTTGGAAGTGGGCAAACGGGTTCATGGTTGACTCCTTCAAACGGGATTTTCTGACATGACCGAATTATGGGCGGGGGAGGGGGTAGCCCGTCTGCCCCGGGTAGGCCGGGGGGCTAGATTGACCAGAAACGTCTGGTGCAAGTTTGGTGCGAGGGCTTCGAGCAGGCCCATGACTTCGAGCAAACGGGCCACGGCTGCGCCCGGTTCACGTTCGCCCGTGCACCACTTGCGAACGGTGAAGACGGGAACGCCGAAGTAGGCAGCGGCTTGCCCTTCGTCAAGGTTCAAACGGTCAACGGTTTGCCGTACCCGTTCGGCCACGGTACCGGGAGCAGGGGTTTTGGGTTGTTTGGGGGCGGTTTGTGTCATGGTTGGGGGTGTCCTAAGGGTAAGGTCAAAAAAAGCCCCTGACGGGGTGTCAGGGGCTGCGGGGTTCACGGGTTGAGGGTTACAAATCGAAAAAGCGTTCAAGCAAGGGAATGGCGATTGCAACCCCTACGGCTATCAGTAGGGCGGTTATCAATCGGGCTTCTCCCCAAGTGACTTGCGGATCATGCGAATCATGAAATCCATCATTTTGGGCTTATAAACCCCGTCTTCGTCCTTCCAGTCTTCAAAGAACGGGAGGCACTGGTAAAGCGTGTCGCGCAGGTCTTCGAGTTGGTTTTCCAGTTCGAGAATGCGGGCGGCTTGTTGCGGGGCGGCTGCAAGCAAAACGGCTTGCTCAGGTGTTGCACTTTCTGACATTGTGGCGATTGTTTGCCCGTCTTCAGGGTCATAAATCATGCCGTCCTTTTGTTCATAGTTCATGCTGCACCCCCATTCGCGTCCGCTTCTTCGCCCTTTTCAATGGCCCCGAAAATCACGGATTTGTCATAGTCGCTTGAAACATCAGGGGCGGGGTAATGGCCCGCGAGTCGTGCGAAACAGTCAAAGAAAAATTCTTTGTATTCTTCGGCTGAACCGTGTTCGTCTTCCCATTGTTCGAGGGTGTACACCTCACCGGCGCTTTCTTGCGCCTTTTCCAGTTCTTCGGTCAGTGCGTCCCGTTCGGCTTCGAGTTCAGCGATACGGGCAAACAGTTCAGCGGCCATTGTGAAGCCTTCGGCGTAAGCAATGCGCTCGGCTTCGGCGGGTTGCAATTTGGTCAAGTCAATCATTTCAGGCTTCCATTTCTTCGGTTAATTTGGCAATTGTTTCGCGGGCTTCGCGCTTCACGGTGTCAACCATGTCGGCGTAATAGTCCCCGGCTTTCACAAAGTCGGCGGGGGAGTCATACAGGCACCCGCCCAAATAGTCGGCGGCGAGTTCGACACCGGCCCGGAAGGCTTGAACCCGGGCAATGAACCACGAATAGCGGCCCCGGTCAATGTCTTCACACAATTGCGCGAGTTCTTCGGGTTCCATGTCGAAAGAGTCGCGGGGGTGCATGTCTTCGGCTGCAACTGAAAAAACAATGTCGAACCCGTCAACGGTTTCGCGGCTGATTTCTTCCCAATATGTCATGGTGTACCCCTTAAAAAGACAAGTAAACAAAGCCGGTCGAAGTCTCGCCGACCAATGTGGTGTTTTCGTTCAAGTAGTCGCGCACGGCTTCGGTGCACTGTTCTTCGTAGTCGTCGTCTTCGGGGTCAAGGTCTGAAAGGTCAATCGAGTAGTTACGGGCGATTTCTTCGGCGGTGTCTTCGGTGTACTCGCAACAAATAGCGATAACGTCGAGTTCAATTTCTTCGCCGGTTTGTTCTTCGTAGTCTTCAAAGTAGTCGAACAAAGCCTTCAGCCCCTCATAGCTGAAGTTTTCTTTACGGTCTGCGTCAACGAAGGCGCGTTCGAAGTCATAGCGGGAAACAGTGGTTTTCATGATGGTCTTTCGTTACGGTTACGGGTTACAGGGAAAAGAGAAACACGGTCAATAGGTACAGGGCACCCAGCGCGAAGGCTGCACCCGCCCAAATTAAAAACGGGGAAGGTTCGCGGGTGTCCACGGGTTCGGGGTACATCTCGATGTATGTCAGGCTATGACGGTTCATGGTGTGCCCCTTAGTTGGTGAAAGTTGCAGAAACCAAACCGGGCACGGCCATGACGTGCCACTGGGTGCCGTTCGATGTTGCGGCGCTCAAGACCTTGACAGTCTCGCCCGTCTTCTTCTTGGTCGCAGTCACGGTGATGATGTCGGGGTGACGGTTCACAGTTGCGCTAGGCAGTTTCTCGATGGTGGACAACAAGGCGTCAAGCTGGGCGGTTGTCAGGGCGGTGGGCAGTGATTTCATGATTGATCCTTTTACGGTTACAGGTTACGGTGCGGCACGATTGCCACGGTGAAATTATAACCCAGTGGGTTTTATGCTTGTCTGTCACTTATGTGACACGATGGCCGAAAGTTGTCCAGGCACCCATTGGGTTAACTTTGTGCGCACCTTTTGCCAGTGGTGACAAAGTGCCCTTTTATCTCAGGGGTAAGGTTTTGAAGATTCCTGATTTCTAGTGGAATTAGAAATCGTATAAATAAATTGTCTTGCGTATGCGGGAAAGGTGAATTTGTCGCCACGCCCCCTTGACCCCCTTGTTTTGACCCACCGGGTCAACCTTAGTCCCTGATTCCTTGACCCACCGGGTCAAAACCCCCTGATTTCCCCCCTGATTTCCCCCTGATTCCTTGACCCACCGGGTCAAAAGTGCCCGTTTTCCAGTGTGACAGGTGGTGACAGTTGGTTTAGGGGTCTGCACCATTTGTCGCCACGGGTGCAGTAATGCTCAGACCCACTGGGTTTTCAGTGTCATGGCCTGACCCATTGGGTAATGGTGCACGGTTGCAGGTATGCTTTGGGGTCGCCGGGGCGAGGGGAGGGGGTAGGGCCGACGAGTCCGATGGCCCGGCTACGTAGGCATCACGAATCCCGTGAAAATTTTTTAGAAAATCAGAAACCCAGTGGGTCAACTACCCCATCATTGCGGAAGAAACCGTTATGCCTTACACTGAGGACACTATGAAACAAGAGAACACCTCGTTTGTAGGCACGGCTGTCGCCAGTGAGAATCAACTGCCCAACTGGCTGTCCGTGCCTGACCCAGAACCCCTCAGAACCTCGAAGGAGGCAAGGGCGTTGCTGCATGTCGAATATGAGCAAATCTTCGAGAGGGTCGTGGAGGACATCTACCGTGGCCGGTCCCTGCAATCGCTGATTGAGGATGACCACAGGGCCATTTCGTATGAGGACTTCTTGCGCTGGGTCAAGCGTGACCCCGTTCGCCATGAACGGTTCAAGGAAGCGCAGGAGATGCGCACTGAGTTTCTTGCGGGAGAAATCCTAGAGATTGCCGATGGGGTCGAAGCGGTAGACCCCACATCGAACGACACGGTGAACAGGGACAAGCTGCGCATCGACACGCGCAAGTGGCTCATGAGCGCACACAACAAGAAACGCTACGGCGAGATCAAGCAAGTTGAACTCGGTGGCACCATCTCTATCACCGAGGCGCTGGCACAAGCACAGGCTAGAGTGATAGAGGGTGAGGTGATCGACGTGACACCAAGACTGGAGAACTGATGCAGAAGCCCCGGTACAGCCCAGAAGATGAGCAGACCCTGATGAGTCAGCTTTGGAGTCCTGCTCTGAAGGATGACCCTGAAGCGTTTGTCTTGTTCCTGTTCCCTTGGGGGCAGAAGAACACCCCACTCGAACACTTCAAAGCCCCGCGCACGTGGCAGCGTAGGGCGCTGCGCAGGATACGGGACTTCATCAAAGAGAACCGGGGGAAGATGAGCAACGACGAGTTGATCGACGCGATGCGGAGAGCCGTATCGTCGGGCCGGGGTGTGGGCAAGTCAGCACTGGTTAGCTGGTTGATCTTGTGGATGCTGACCACTCGCATAGGTAGTTCAGTCATCGTGTCGGCCAACAGCGAGAACCAGTTGCGCAAAGTCACATGGGGTGAGTTGACCAAGTGGGTCACGATGGCGCTCAACGCCCACTGGTGGGAACCCACGGCCACAAGCCTGAACCCGGCCAACTGGTTGACCGATCTGGTCGAGCGTGACTTGAGGAAAGGCACCCGGTACTGGGGTGCCGAGGGTAAGCTGTGGAGCGAGGAGAACCCAGACGCCTACGCCGGTGTCCACAACATGGACGGCATGATGGTGATCTTCGACGAGGCCAGCGGCATCCCGGACAGTATCTGGTCCGTGGCCGCGGGGTTTTTTACCGAGAACATCTTGGACCGGTACTGGCTGGCGTTCTCCAACGGCCGGCGCAACACCGGGTACTTTTACGAGGCGGTGGACGGCAATAAGCGGGAGTTTTGGAGGAGTCGCAAGATCGACGCTCGCACCGTCGAGGGCACCGACAAGTCGATCTACGAGCAGATCATCGCCGAGTATGGTGAGGACAGCGATGAGGCCCGGGTCGAGGTCTATGGCGACTTCCCCAAAAGCGGAGATGACCAGTTCATCATGCCGTCAGTGGTCGATGACG